TGGAAAATACATCAGTGATATCAGGACCAGCTTCCGCCGCAGGCGCAGAAGAAGCGGCAATTTGCAAATTCCTACCCAGCATCAGACGTAGCTCCCGACGTAAGCGCCATACAGAGTCGTGCTGACCTTCCACAACACCAGCGTGTCCTTTGCAGTCAGCGTTGGGGCGACATTGCCTCCACCTGTAACCCACGTAATCGTTGGCCAAGTGACGCTGTAGCTAGCACCGTTCTCCAGCATCAACACAATCGTCTGACCTGCTTCCAGCGAATCAGTAAACGTCGGTGCCCCAGTCAACACGCTGCTCTGAATCGAACCATTAGCTGGATCCAATGCAATGCTGCCGCTGGTCCCAAGGGTGTAGACCGATTCCTTCAGTTCACCAAACGTCTGCTGTGCAGTAAAGGTCTGGGCAACATCCAGCTTGGCTGTATCAGCGTCATAGCCCTGGACCGTGACACCTATGTCTGCCGACTTCAGTGTGGTAGCATCATAACCTTGAACTGTAACACCAATATCACTATCTAAGACAACATCACTTCCATTATTTTGGAGAGTACCTGTAAAATTAGCAGTAGTGTCATCATACTTAGCAGTATCTGCATCATAACCTTGAACAGTAACACCAATAGCAGCTGTAGTCAGACCATTAGTATCAACATAATTCTTAGTTGCAGCATCTTGTGCACTAGTAGGTTCACCAAGGTTGACAATCTTATTAGTTAGTGCATCAAGTTGTCCACCAAGTTCAGGAGTGGAGTCAGTTACAACGTCAAAGGCATAAGAGCCTGCACTGAAGTTAATAAAGCCAGTACGTTGATCAACTTCAAAGAAGTCACCAATTTTGAACTTACCATTTTGATCAGTAATAGCAGTCCATACTTTACCACCATTAGACTCTACAATTTGTTTAGAATCATCAGGTACACCACCATTCTCAGGCAATGCAGTATAGTCAGTACCACTACCAACATATTCCATTGTATGACCGCTAGAAGCAATCATAGAACGAAGATAGAAGGAAGCGGTAGCAGGGGTAGTTACTGCTCCATCGAGACCAAGGTTGTTACTACGATTAGTAGGATCAGGACGGCTAATCGTTACATCCCACCCAGCACCATTAGCAGTAGCAGAAAGAACAGGATAAATAACACTGTTCAATTCAACCAACATATTACCTTGTGGACGGGTAGCAGAACCATGCCAAGAGGCATCTGCAACAGGTGCATCAATAGTAAATGTGATCTCTCCACTACCAATACTACCAGAAAGATCAGCAGTAAAGATAGGATCAACAGACTTACCATTAGCAACCAATGCTTCATCACCAAAGTCAGTAGTAGAAGCAGCAAGGTTAGCTTGTCCACCATTTAGACATTTGATGTGGTACTTGTTAAAGAAGGCATAGCTAGATGTACACTGTGCATAGCCGTTGTTAGTAACAAGAATACCAGGTCCATTCAATCCAACGTGGGTGTAACTATCACACACCATGGAACGAAGTGGAGATGTGCTATCTACAACTGAACCATCTACAAGCAGACCACCACCAGTAGGAGCAGAGTCTGTATCACCTGCAGAACCACCAGCAGGATTAATTACATCAATGTTAGAGTTATCAATCTCACTATCTGAGAAGTTAGTACAGTTTTGAATGTACGGAGACTTCTTAATAATAGCACCACTATAGAAACCAAAGTTCCAACCTTGGTTAACAGGTAAAGCTGCGTCAACTGTGTTACCAAGAGAACCGCTAGCCTTCATACCAGTTAGCGTCAGGTTAGAAATATAAGAACCACTATTAAGTTCAAACAGAGTATTGGTTTCAGTAGCTACAGTAGGGTGAACAATACAGCTACGAAGTGCTTGACCAATAACAGAAACATTAGGACGTTGAATTTGAATAGGTGCTACCTCTTGATAGACACCAGGTGCTACCACAACAACACTACCATCACCATAGGTAGCATCAGCGTTGATTTGATTAATTGCTGCTTTAATGGTTTGCTTAGGACGGCTAATACGGTGACCATCATTAGAGTCATTACCGTTTGTAGCATCAACATAAACTACTTTAGCCTGACTAGTAAAGGTACCACCAGAGCTAATGCCTTCCCAACTATTACCATCCCAAACAGAAAGTGTCTTATCGGCATCATTTTGAAGCCACGTTTTACCTACAGGCCAGTCCGATCCACTCGGTGTAGTCGGCTGTACAATAGTATCAAATCGCCGTGAAGCAGCATAAGTCGTAGGAATACGGCCATCACTATCCCAAGTAGGAGACCCAGCAATTTCCTCAGCATAAGTGAGAATGTCTTCATCTTTAATACGATCAAGATCAACTGTACCTGCACCAATACCTACAACGATTTGACCACTACCAGGACTATCATCGGTAATAGTAATACCATCAGATCCACTGATATCCAAAGTCAAAGCATTATCTACTTTACTATCAATACGTTGATCGATAGATTGAGTAGTAGCAATGTTTGAATCATCACTTACCCAAGTATCGGTAGAGTAAATGGTGTTATCGAAACGATCCCAGTAATTATCTATCAGATATTGATACAATTCATCAGGAAGACCTTGACAATTAGCCTCTTGAATAGCATAACGAAGTTGTTCAAAGTTTTTGTTAAGGTCATCCGAACGAATGGCTGAACCAGGATTGAACAATGCACGAATATCATCAATGTTAGTAACACGACGAATTCGTACATTGTCTACACTTGTTTCACCAGGGTTAACAGGTACCGCAGGTGATGGCGGTGCGGTACTTGTAAACTCAACAATGGTAGGGTTAGCATCTGTAACCTGCCAAGGGTAAGTAGCATCCGTCTGTGCTTTATCGTCCCATTCTTTAGTTGTAGCGTTCCAAAAAGAAACTTGAATCTCTGATTTAAAAATATATGGGAAATCAAACGAAAACTGAGTCTTCGATCCATTTCCTGCTTGAATTGTTTGTACGTCAGCACACGACATGGTTTTAGTTATTTGCGAATGTTGAGAAGTTCACCAGCAATATTTGCTTCTTGAGTCAAAGCACGCTCATTAATACGACTTTCAATACCAATTATTAGTTCAGCATTGAGGCTTTGGAAAGCAAATTCTTCAGCAGCACGCTTAGCATCAGACAAACGAACATGAAGATCATGCCACTTATCCAATGAAACTTTATCGGATGTAATATTTTGACGACGCATGGTACGGAGTTTTTCAATAGACTTCCAGCTACCAGCATCTTGCATAATACCTTGAATTGAATTCTTAAAGAAACCTTGTTCACCCATCAAACGGAATAGTTCAGACCGCTCAGGAGCAGTTAACTTAACACCATTACGGGTTTTAAAGGTTGTAGACATATCAAATTCAATAGCTTCAAGGAACCTTTCTTCAGGTGATTGCTCAGCGTGAATTTTAATAGGACTATAAGCATTCCAAACACGTTGGAGGAACCCATATCCGTTTTTCTTTTCACCCGTTACAGGGCTATAAATAAAGGGTTGACGATTAGAAGGATCAAGACCTGCACCAATAAAACGGTTACGGTTTTCAAGATGACTCTTAAAATCATTCTCTACTTCCCTCATACCTTCGCTAAAGATGCGAGACCACTCACCACGTTGACCTGCAAGTGGACCAAGACTATTGACAAAACCAGCACTCCAACGTTGCAGAGCACCTTCGTTACCACTTAGAATATCCATCAACGGACGTACACTGGACAAACCAGTACGATCAGTAATAGAGGCACCAAGGATAAACGTAGCCTTACCAAGGAACTTCTCAGTAGCTGCTTCACCAAGCATGTCAAAGTTATCTGCTACATTAGCGACAAATGCCATCCAATCAGCAAGAGGACCAAGACTTTCATAGGAATACCACTTACCATCCATACCTTTGATGGTACGCTTCTGCCAATTAGAGTTCTTGACACGAGATGCTTGAGCTTGCTTATCATAAAGACCATCACCACGGATACGATCATTCATAACAAGACCAATAGCTCCGCTTACAGCCATAGCACCCATAGCTTTACGTCCCCTAGTCATGTACTTAAGGTCCGCAATCTTCTGTTGCTTAGCAATGGTATCCATGTTAGCTACATCAAAGTTACGTGCTCTGAGTAGTTCATCAACACGCACTTCATCTGCCAACAGGTCTTCCAATTTAACGTAAGCTAGTTCGTTAACATCACGTTGGAATGGTTGCCAAGGACCGTACTTACCACCAATATTAATGATATTCATCCCAGTAGTAGGGAAGAAGAAGAAAGGACGGAGACCAGGTACAATACGAATAAGATCAGTAATACCTTTAGCAAGTGGAGTGTCAAGGTTAAGTGCCATCTCACTAGTGGCATACTTAACAGCTTCATCTGTAATCATTCCACTTTCATCAAACATTTGCTTGTAGTATTTATCAGCAATAGGTTTGACGCTATCTTTAGTAACAGGTTGTCCTGTTGCAATAAGATCATCCATAGCTCTGAAACGAGCTTCAGCTGATGCATTAAAGACACCAGTAAAGCCATCAAGAGCTGTCATAGCATTAGAACCAAAGCGAAGAACAGGATCCTTGCTAAGGTCGTTTAGCATCTCGATCTTACCAACCAAATATTGAAGACCTACATTACCTTCAGCAGCTTGAGTACGGGCAGCTTCTTTTAGAAACCCCATCTCTCGTTCAGATTGCAACGCCAAGTCAAGACGTGTTGCACCCCTTACAGCATCAGGTTCTTTAGATGCTTTCATGAAAAGCTCACCAGCATAAGGCAAAGCTTTCTGGAATGTCTCTAGTACAGAACTATAAGCAACCCAACCGCGTTGAACTGCTTTAAGATCACCAGCCATTACAGCCCCAGCAAAGTGGGACACAGGTTGAGAAATAAGACCACCAAAGTTACCTACAAGTGCTTGGATAGGAGTAGAGAATGCAGACAACATCGAGTTGTAAACATTAGACCATACACCAGCCAACAGCTTATTTTCTACTTCAGGATTAAGATTAATAACACCTTTACCAAGGTCAGTAGTCATTTCACTAATGTACCTATTCATCTTAGTAATGGTATCAATTTTACCATCAGTAAGCTCATAAGCCATTAGGAATTGATCCATCAGCTGAGGTTGATTAGTAGCAATTTGCCTCATAGTAGAAGCAAAACGTTGAGAATCATTAAAGATCTTTTGTGCTACTACACCAGCTCCATCAACAGTAGCTTCGTTATAACCTTGAATGTTTTGGAAACCATTTTTAATTTGTTGGATCAGATTAACTTTACGGTTCTTGTAATATTTAGCTGACGCAGATAGCTGTGTAACGTACTGCATAAGATCAATAACTTTGTCTTGAGCAGCCTCCACAGCAGCTGTACCTTCCATCAAACGTGAGCCTTCTGCAAGGTCAGAGATGCGTCCAGATAGGCTTCCAGCAAGCAAGGATTGAGCACGTGCTACATCCATACTAGTAAGGTCGCTGCCAAACCCTCTAAGAGCTTTGGCGACCATAGCAAACCCTTCATCTGCTAGAATTTGCTTGCCATCAGAAGTAAGAACCATGAACGGTTCAAGTACTAGACGAACATCTGCTTTACTCATACGAGGATCAAACAATTGAATTGCAAGATCTTCGTTAGCATCAATAACATCATCAAAGGTAACTTTCCATCCATCACCTTCCATACCAATGCGTCCTGCTTGCTTGAGTTGATCAGCAAGACCAAGGATAACATCTTGGGCATTCTCTCCGCTCTTTAGAGCATATTTAAGAGCAGGTTCAGACACCATATTACCAATACGACCATAGACAGTATCCAGGTTCTTAGCAATACGGGCTTGGTCAATAGCAGCTCCAACAACCCCAAAGTCATCAACAGTACGTACACCAATCTCTGTATAATCAAAGATATCATGTACACCACGAAGAGGTACATCCATCATAGGATTCTCTGAGAGGTTGTAGTAACCTACTTCATCTAATGCCTCTTCCTGTTTAATAGCTGATTGAACAATCGTTTCTTCAGGATCAATAGAAGAAGGACGTGGAGAGTTTGCTTCAAGCCACCTACGTGCTTCAGGCGTCTCTCCTACAAGTTGATTTGATTTACGAAGAGTACTACCAATGTTAGCAAAAGCACCAACAAACTTAACAGCACCTTCTGCAAAGCTAGTGAAAATACCAAGACCAAGATCTTCGTAGATATTCTTCTTACGCTTAAGATCAGGTGCTTCATCTTTCAACGTAGCCATTGAATCTGGAATCCAGTCAAAGGTCTCAGGGAAAGCTTGTTTAAGAGTACCAGTAAGGTTATCCTCTTCATACTCGCTGCTGACTGCTCCAACTGCAACACCTGCTGCAGCTTCAACACCAAGGGTGCCCATAGCCTTAACAAAGGCGTTTTCACCGATAGACCAACCAACACGGGTATTAGCGGCTTGACC